TTTGCCCGCGAAACCGAACTCAAGGACAAGGTGAAGCAGGGATTCAGCCGGATGGAAGACCGTCAGGGTTCCCGCTTTGAAAGCACTTTCACAAAGAATCAAATTCGGAAGATCTGGGATATATGAGTATTGATGCAAATCTCGCAACTGAGTATTCGATGGGGGTCGCGGGCTTCGCTCTCGTGACGGCCACTACACTGACCACTGGCCCGTTTGTGGCGATTACCACGGTTGCCCCTACCACCTTTACTTCGATCACTGGTAACAACATCACTGGCACTTGGCCATCAGTGACTATCCCTGCTGGAATCACGCTTCCTGGACCGATCCAGAGCTTCCAGCTTACTGGTGGTCAGGTGATCGCGTTCAACGGAGTGATCAACTCTTAAGCCTGTGACGCTGGCTCTTGGAACAAGACTGGTATCGAATGGAGGTGGCGGAACAGTCACCCCAATCGATCCGCCTGTTTTGCGCCGAGTCCTTGTTACAGATCAAACCGAAGAGCCAATCGTTTTGGAGTTCAATCCCGGAGATCCAATAACATACTTGTGTGCATCTCTTGGAACTTACGATGTTATCTCACTTGAGGGCGGTACACTGCCCATTAACCTTTTAACCGAAGCATCAGACAAATTCATTCTAACAGTTAACTGATATGGCAGACGTAAAGATTACAGCACTAGGGGTATTAACCGCCGCTGACCCGATTAACGACGCTATCCCTATCGTTGATGTCAGCGATAACTCGATGGCGGCATCTGGAACCACAAAGAGGATTAGCGTTAATAACATCCTCGGGGCATCCGGCACCGCCACCCTCGCCAGCGCCACCATCAGCGGCGATCTGACGGTGCGGACGAGTGGACTTTCTGTGAGTTCTTCCGGTGTTGGAATAGGGAGTGCAACTCCAACCAGCGGAACGCTTAGTCTCGTTAGCAGGTTTTTGCTTTTTGGAGATTCTCAAACCAAACTTGGAGATAGTGGTCTTGTCAATGGTGCTGCTGCCGATGGCAATACTCAGCTTCAGTATTTCGGCGGCAAGTCGCTGTTCTTCAATGAGGGTGTAGCTACTCGAATGACCCTGAACTCCACGGGGCTGGGCGTGGGGGTTAGTCCGAATGACAAGCTGACCGTTCTTGCTGACAACTATCTATCTTTCCAGACCTCAACCCTCACATTCAATTCGGGCCGCGTTGGACGAATTGGAGCTGTGTCCACTGGATCTGGTAATGGCTATCTCGTTTTCGAGACTTACAAAGGCGGAAGCGGTGGCGGAGAGCGGATGCGAATTGATAGCGACGGCAACGTCGGCGTGGGGGTTACGCCGAGTGCGTGGGGTTCTGGACTGAAGGCTTTGCAGGTTGGTGCGCGTGGTTACGGAGCTTACTTCGACTTCAACAACGATGTCGTTGCGCTGTCGTCAAACCTGTTCTGGACCGGATCAAATTACGGTCGCATTTCGGCGTCTTCAAAGTATGCGGTGGCCTATTATCAAGACATCGGAAGCGGATCGCATCAGTGGTTGAGCAGCAGCGCGGCTGGTACAAATGGTGTTGCACCCACCATGAATACCAACATGGTCCTCGACGCGAGCGGGAATCTTTTGGTGGGTCTTACCACAGCCGGAACCACCGCTGCCAAGACCATCCAGATTGCGAACGGAACTGCTCCTACGGCCAACGTAACTGGTGGCCAACTCTACGTCGAATCCGGTGCGCTGAAGTACCGTGGAAGCTCTGGAACCATCACCACTCTGGCTGTCGCCTAACCCATACCACCATGAACATCTCTTGGATCATCGAACGCCTTCTCGTTAAGCCGACCGAAGGCACTCTCACCGATGTCGTCATCACCGCCGACTGGCGTTGCAACGGCTCGCAGGATCAGTACAGCGGCACCTGCTACGGCTCGACCAGCTTCGCTCCGCCCAGCGAGAACTTCACGCCGTACGAGGATCTGACCGAGCAGCAGGTGCTTGGCTGGTGCTTCGCCAATGGCGTCGATCAGGCGGCTATCGAAGCCAACGTGACGCTCCAAATCGAGAACCAGATCAACCCGCCGGTTATCGCTCCGCCGCTGCCGTGGGCGGCGCAGCCTTCATCGCCGCCGGTGATGATCGTTCCTCCGATGTTGCCGCAGGTGGAGCCGCCGCTCGTCAATGCGGAAACTCCTGTCGCCGCTGTTGACGAACAGCCGGTTGTTTCGGATGCTCCGACGGCATGATTACAATCGAACTTACCACTGAGCAGGCCAATCAACTCCTCCAACTCATCGACATCGCCATCAAAGCTGGCGGTTTCCAGAATGCAAAGGTAGGAGTGCCATTGGCCGACCTCATCATCGCAGCCGCACAGCCTAAGCCCGAGCAATGACAAACGATACCAACAGTAGCAGCGGACTTGGACTTTCACTTGCAACCGCCGCTACTGCTGGTGCGGTATCACTGCTTCCTCAGTTAACAGAGTGGTTCCGATTCGGGGCCGCTCTGTTGGCGTTTATAGCCGCAGCAATCGGACTCTACAAAGCCCTCAAGAAATGAACTGGAAAACTACTCTCGCAGGTGTCGGCGCAATCATGGTCGCAATCGGAGGCGCACTCAAAGCACTCTTCGATGGAGACCCGTCCACCAACATGGACATCGCAGCCACCATCACCGCCGTGACCATTGGATTCGGACTCATCATGGCCAAGGACGCTGATAAGAAGAAGGCTGAATGAACGTCATCGAGCAAATCGTATCAGCCATTCTCAAGTGGCTGGTATGGCTTGCGAAAACACCCTACACCGCAGAGGATGCAAAACCCGATCCAGAACTCAAAAAGAAGCTACTGGATCGCATTGCTGATTCTGAGCGCAAGCTGCTCAACAAGAGTGGTGATGGTGCCCCACGGTGAGCCTATACGCCTCGCTGAGGACGTTAAGGCTCGCGTCTGGGTCAAAGATGCCCAGGGCAACCCAACCAAGTCTCAAAACCGCGTGACAATCCACGAGGGATGGTACGCACTACCGAAGGAATAGTATGGCAACCCCACTTACAGGCAGTTCAGTCGCATCAACATACATTGGCCTACTCAAGACCTCCGACAACGCCAGTCTTACCGGAAGTCTCAGGAGCATCAGCGATGGCGGCGGAACCGATTCCGCGCTCCAGCTATCCACCACCGCAGCCAACATTGTCGGTACCCTAAATGTCACGGGTGCCACCGGACTAGCTTCGAGCCTCGCAGTCTCTGGGTTGGCCACTATCGGTTCTACACTCGGTGTGACCGGTGCCACCAACCTTTCATCCACCCTGACCGTTACCGGTGCGACCACTCTCTCGTCCACTCTCGCAGTCACCGGAGCCGCCACGATGTCATCGACACTGGCTGTCACTGGCAACATCTCAACCGGTGGTTCTGGAAACATCAGCTCTGGAAGCAACCTGTCGGTCTACGGAAACATCACCCAGACCAACGTCGCAGCCTCAAGCTCGATTGCTGGTAACCTTTCCGTCGGATCAACCACCTCGCTCAACTATCTGAATTGCAGCGGTCTCGCTACGTTCAACGGAGGCGTTTCGATTCCCGGAGCGGTTACCTTCGGAAGCACCCTAAACGTGACCGGTGCAGTCGTGTTCGGAAGCACCCTCACCACGACTGGAACCATCTTCACCAGCGGCAACCTGACCGCCACAGGAAACCTGATCGTAAATGGCAATACCACTATTGGTAATGCTTCAACCGATCTGCTTACTGTTAATGCGAATGTTGTTACATTCCCGAACATCACTACTCAGAATGTTGATACGGATACCGATAAGGTTATCATTCTTGATTCGACTGGAAGACTTCGGGCTTCCAACTCCAGTCAGTTTGTTCAGACTTCATTGAACTCACCTCAATGTAAGCAGACTCCAAACAAAGCCAGAGCAAGCATTGAGGCAAATACCACTGGATCTGGTGCTGATGTAATATCGGTTTCTATTACTCCACGAAGCGGCAGTTCAAACATTCTTGTTTCTGCCGTTATCAACTATTCGTTTTTAACCGGTGATTCCAAAAACTGCGTTTTCAGGCTAACTAGAAACGGAACTGAGATTGGAACAAGCACTGGTACTGGAATAGTTGGAATCGCTTCCGCCAGCTACGAAGACGGTGAGATTGAGTCGATCAACAATGTTAAGATAGAGTTTCTTGATTCACCCAATACCACCTCTGCTGTTACATACAAGATTCACATTTATGGATCTAGTGACATATATTTGAACTTCAACATAAGTGGTTCCGTCCAGCAAAGCACTACTTCGACGATCACCGCTCAGGAATACTTCGCCTAATGAAACCCTCTGAAGTAGCTCAGGCGGCTTGCGACAAGCTGTCGTTCACGGACTCGGCCACGCTCACGTTGGCCAAGAAGTTCTGTATCCGCCGCTACTCCATGATCTGGGATTCGTGCCTGTGGAACGATACCCTGGGCGTTACCTCCATTCCGATCACTGACGGTGACGAGATCAATACGATCAGCACCTTCATCACCAGCACCTACTCGTCGAACACTGGGTACAACATGTACATGGACTTCCCGGTGGCAGTGAAGTTCACGGTTGATGGGGATACCGATGGTATCGAGATCCCGTCCGCTGAGTGGGTATCGTTCTTCCAGCTCGATCCAAACACTTGGAACAACGTCGATGGGCGCAAGTCCACTCCCAACAACTTCGTGAACTGGGTCCGAAACATGGACCCCGCTTACGGACTTGCCGGTGTTCCCAAGATCAAGCTTATCCCCGTTCCCAACGTCAATGGAACGCTCTTCATCCTTGGTAAGAAGCAGTCGCAGATGCGTCAGTTCGGTGAGGCTCAGACCATCACCAATGACAGCAACTTCGAGCTGCACGGTGTGGAGAATGCACTGATGGCCTACACCGAGGGCGATCTCCTGGAATACTCTCGGCAGTACGGTAAGGCCCAAGCCAAGTTCCAAGAGGGTGCTGCTCAGGTGTCCATTATGAAGGACATGGAGCGAGGTCAGCAGCAGCAGATCAGCCGCATCATTCCTGACAGCCTCTACGACTACACCTTTCAGGACATCACCTAATGCCATTCCAATCCTCAGACGCACTCGACGACCAGATGCTTCTGGATGGAAGCAATGGGTTTAGCACTGGTGTCGTTTCAGCTACTCGTCCAGATGCCATTCCGGCCACAAGCTTGGAGTCGGCCATCAACATGGACTACGATGACTTTGGAAACCTTGTCACTCGTCTCGGGTCCGTTTCACTGGTTGGAAACAGCATCACTACCAACTGGGAAGCTGTTATCACAAACTGGGAGGCAACCACCGGCAACTTCGCCTCCAACCTTCCAATCAACTGCCAAGTCTACTCTGGCTTCTACTTTGATACGTCCGCCTCAGAGCGTCTGGTAATCGCGCTGAATGATATCAACGCAAACACCAATCTGCTGTACTACGGATCTCCTGGTATTTCGTACAACGTCATCAGCGGATCTACGATCAATCCTCTCGCGAGATACGTCTACTTCGCTCAGCTCAACGAGAAGCTGTTCTACGCGGATGGCTATAGCGCACTGCGTTATGTCAACAGCTCGAACTCGAACGCATCCATCGCTGCCGGTAAGATCAGCCGCATCGATGTCATCAATCAGGG